ACATCAGTGTCCAAGATGTCAAACACCAGGTCAGTTGCGGCATCTTCTGCAAAATTGTATGCTGTGGTTAGACTGTAGTCTGCGTGTGTGGATGTGCAGGTCATTGTGATTGCAACATTGTCTACAGTGGTAACATTTCCAAAAAACGGTTTAGATTTAATCTGTGAATAGGTAAGTCCAACATTGCCTGTGTAGTCTGGAGGAGTCAAGAAACTAACATTGGCAGCATTGATGTTGGCTTTGCTGTTGCTGAATGTTAGATTACCCACTCCCTGACTCACACCATTCACAAAGAATGCACCTGTGTTGCCTGATGTCTGATCAAACTTCACAGTGAAACTGGTGGCTGTGGGATCAGTATCCAGGATGCTAAACACCATTGGGGTGGTGGCATCTTCAGCATAATTGTATGCTGTGGTCAGGCTGTTGTCAGCATGTGTGGAGTTGCAGGTTAGTGTAGCCACAACATTGCTGGCAAAAGTCACATTGCCAAAAGGATTGCTTTTGACAGCACTCACATAAACTTGCACATTGTCTGTGGCATCAGGATAAGGATTGAATACCACAGCGGCTGAGTTCACAGCGGCACGGTTGCCTGTGACTGTGGCAGTGTTGCCCACACCAGGACTGGTGCCATTCACACTGATAACACCATTAGTGCCAGAGAATTGATCAAATGTCAATGTATAGGTTGCTGTGGGATCTAGATCATCAACACTATACACAAAGGTAGTAGATATATCTTCAGCCCAGTTGTAACTAGTGGTCAATGTCAAGTCAGGATTGGTATTGGCCACTGTGACTGCGTTGGTCCAGCTCCAGGTATTGTTCAAGCTGACATTGGCTGTGTTGGGATACACCAGGTTTGCTGTGAAGCTAAAATTGGTTTCTTTGTCTGGATAGGTTAGAGTTAGACCTTTCACAGCGTTCCAGGTCACATCATCAAAGGTGCCTCTAATACTAAACACATTGCCAGAACTCACATTGCTTATGCCAATTGGCAGCGTGGGCCAGGTTCCAACCACATTGCCAGCAGTGCCAGCCATGACATTGTAGGTTATGTTGCCTGGCTGACTGATCACACTTGCAATGTTGATGCCTGCGGGCACAACAAAGCTCTGATCTTCACCAATGGTGGTAGAAGTGTTGCTAGCGGCATTGGCTGAGAATGTGATTGAGTAAGCACGATTGTCAGTGTAGATCACACTGGTGTTGGCGTATTGGTTAAGGTCAGTTAAACTATTAGACACTGTAAATCTCCGTTGCATCTATGCCAGCACCGTAGCGTGTGTTGGTCATGTAGTCATATATGCAATCACCTGGCATGGTCATTGTATTAGTTAGCTTGAACCTAAAAGTGGGAATTCTTGTGAGACCTTTGTCTTTGTTGTAGTTCATTTTGATTGCCACAAACACCAGCTGATCCATTGAGTCTGTTGAAGTCCACATTGGAATAAAGTCATAGGCAGTTTGTGTGGTGCCTGACGCACCTGTGGGAAACACATTGTTGGAACTGCCATTGTTGTAGCAACGAATCTGCACAAGGTCACGCAAGCTGATGTCTTGAACGCCATTGCGGTCTGTGGTGAAGTCCACTGTGAAGCCATCTGCTTTGAATGTTACTGTTTGATCATTGATGAACACAGCCGCAAAAGAGATCACGCTTTGTGTGCTGGTGCTCAACAATGTGCCTGTGCGTTCACACAAGGTGTAGACCACATACAGGTCTTTGTTGCTGTTGGCCATTTCCACAGCAGTCATGCCACCTGACAACTGTGCTGTGCCATACACCACAGGCACACGATAGTTCACATCAGCAGGTGTTTGTAATCGCACACCTGGATCTATTTTTGGAGCAGTGTCATTGCTTTTGTTGACATTCTTGGTGACCTGATTTAGAACAAATGCTGAACCTGCCACACGAGCCAGTTGTGATCCTATTGAGTTGCCAGAAAAGAATCCCACCACACTCTTGCCAACATCAAATAGGTTGCTTAAAAAACTCATTGTGGTGCTCCCCAGTTAAAGTTTGAGTTTGACAAACTGGGAACATCACTCATGGAGGTGTCTGTGGGATACAGTGCTTGTTGATCTATAGGATTGGTTTTGCGTCCAGAAATTTTGTTAGAAAACAATGCCACCACACTGGCACAATTGAACTGTGCTGTGATGGTTGAACTGTTGCCGCCTGAGTCCCAGTCTTCTTGTATGGCCACACTCATCACACGACCTTGAAAGCGGGTCACAATGTTTGATCCAGAGTTGCCTGGAATGGCCAATGCGGCACCTGTTTGTGGATTGAAAAAAGCACGATAAACAATCACTTCTGAACCTTTGATCCTGGTGCTTACAATCTCTTGTAGTCGTGCATTGGGAATACCACTAATGGTAATTGTGATTTCTCCAGGCACAGCACGAAGTTCATTAGCACTTGTGGTTGCACTCATTAGGCTGCCTAATGAATTGTAAAGATCGCCATTGATGGTATAAGGGCGATCAAAGTTGCTGAACAACAATGGACTGTCATCAGGAAGATCAATCTTCACAAACAGTGCTGTTGCCAGTGCTGAATATCCAGATAGATCAATCACGATACCATGTCCTCGTAAAATACAAATGCACCTGACCAGGACACTTGATCTCTAGCAAATATGGTCCACTTGGGCAGTTCAGTGCAGATCACACTCCAGGTCACATTCACACCTGTTACAAGTGTGCCTGATCCTGTGGCATCAATCACAGGGCGATTCACTGTGACGCTGTTGCTACCAAATGCCACATTTGACACCACACTGTAAACACGACCGCTTGAACCCAGTTGTATCAAGTCACCTGCTTTGAAATTGAACCCGCTTGCGGCTTGTCCACCTGTTAGGGTAACTGTGCTGGTGCCTTGTGTCCATGATGCTGTGATGGCAGCAGGGTTGGCTGCATTGCCTTGATAAGGTGTTAGCCAGGAGTTGTAACCAGCACTGTTGATCTGCACAGTGCCCACAGTGTAACGATCAGCGTAGTCAATGGCTTCAATGTAGGGACGCAGGTTGGTCCAACTGATACCATCAGGTAGCTTGACTTCAAAACGCCACAACTGTCCTCCACGACTCACTGTGCGAACCACATTGTTGCGGCTCACAGTTTGTGCTGTCACAGCACGACGATCAATTGAAATTGATTCTGCGTTGGTAAAAACATATTGAAATGCTGTTGTCATTATCGTCTAGCTCCTGGTAAACGGCTGCGTCCCAGTTCAGCCACTGAGTGAATAAACCCTGGATCTCTTGCTATCAAGGCCTGGAAACTGGCAGCATCTGTTGCGTTGATGTTGTAGACAACTGACCCGCCGCCCATGGGTGTTACTGAAGCAGGTCCTCCCACAAACTCAGGCCCGCGTTCGCCCACAATGCCAAACTTGCCTGCAGGGATCATACCACCATTGGCAAAGAAGCCACCAAACAGGTCGCCAATGCCACCAAAGATTGATTTGCCCACATTCAGTATGCTGTCAAAGAATCCGCCACCAGATGAGCCTGACTTGCTGCCACCTAATATACTGTCTAAGATACTGCCACCCCCACCTGAACCATTTGTGCTGCCACCAAATCCACCACCAGAAATATCCACCACATACATGGGCTTTGATGGGCTTGATCCAATGGCAGCTCCACCTGCTGATCCACCAAACATAGATCCTAGTCCTAGAGATTGACCAAAACTGGCAATGGTTTCTTTGATTTGATTTCTCAACAGTTCTTCAGCCATGTCAGCCACAAATGATTTCCAATTGAGCTTGCCTGTTTTCACAAAGTCCACAAGAGCATCTTCAATGCCAGAAGTAAACTTCATGAACAAGCGTTCTGCTTTGGCAGCGGCATTGGTGGCAGCATCCACATATTCATCAAATGCCTTTTTCCAACCAGTGGCAAAGTTACGACTATTGCTTAGGTTCTTGACTTGAACTTCTGTGAGTTTGTAATATTTTTGTGTGATTAGGTCTAGACCATCAGCAAGTTCTTGACTCTGTTTGGTAGTCATGTCCAGGCCTTCAAACTGCTTGGCAAATGATTCAGCGGCTTGTTGTGCGGCCCGTTGATTGGCTCTAGTGATCACATCAATTTGTCGTTGCAGTGGAGTTAGTGCAGCCTGTGCACCTTCTGCTTCTGCATCCGCAATGGCCTGGTTGCCTTCTTTGCGTATTTGGTTTAGGCTATCTGCCAACACTGCCTGGCGTTCCATTGCGGCTGTGATGCGTTCAATGTTGGCCACACGATCCAGTTCCAGCAGGCGTTGACCTTGCAATGCTTGCACACTGGCCCCAATCATGTTGGCATCAACTTTGGCTTGCTTTTCAAGTGCGGCGATCTGAGCGTTGATAATAGGTATCAGTGATTTTTCTTCAGGCTTGAGTGCTGCCTTTTGCTCTCGCAAGTCTTTGGTAGATTCAGCAAGGCGTTTGTAAACCTCATCCTGTGCCTTGAGCACTTCAACTTGATCTTCTGACAGATTGATGTAGCCTGCTTCATTCACAATGGCGTCAGCAATGGCACGGCTTTGCTTGGCAAACTCTGCTGTTACGCCTTTAAGTGTTTGCTTTCTTTTATCTAGTTCACTGTTACCCAGTTTGCGATCTTCATTGAGCTTACGCTCTTCTTCTGCGGCACGACCAGTGCCAATGGATCCTCGCGGTCCTGATCCTGTGTTGAGACCTTCTTTGGGTTGTGATGATGGAGGTGCACCCATGCCAAGAGCACTGCCTATTTTGTTCACAACGCCTGCCACTCCTGGCAAATACTTTGTGACAAGTTGTTCTAACTTTGTGGCCATGATGTCAATGGGATCTACACTGAACGCCAGTTTGATTAGTTCATTGATGCCCAAGGCCGCGGCTGCCACAGCGGCCAGTGCGGCTGCAACT